TTTCCGCAAAAAAATCATCATCGTAATCTGAATCATAAGTATTCATTTTAATTAAATTATAATTAAATTAAATTTCAATTATAATTCAATTTTAATTTAATTTAATGCGATTTAATTTAAACAGATTAAGAAAAATAAAATCTTTTTATAATACTATACAAGATGACTATCCAAACAACAGTCAAGAATTTATGGAAAAATGACCTAGTTAAAATTGCTGTCGTTTTATTAATTATATTCTTGGTTCTAAAGTACTTTAAAAAATTCACTGAAGGATTAGATGTTTCCGCACCTGCTACTTTACCAATCGCTACGAATCCAAACAGTAATCAAATGTCCGTAGCAATTCCATCTACCATGCCAGTATCAACACCTGTTAATGCTCAATTACCACAACAAATGAACATGCCTAGTGAAGATAGCCAAATGAATTTTATCACTGGTGCTGGTCAAACTTTGAGTGCCACTGATCTTTTGCCAACTAACGCCGAAGCAAGTAGTTTCGCTCAAAATAACCCAAATACCTTACTTACCGACCAAAACTTTTTAATTTCTGGATTTTCTATGGGATTAAATTCTAGAGGAGGAAGCAACAAGAATCCAAATCTTCAATTGAGATCTGATCCAGTCATTCCAGCAACGTCGTCTTCAGTTGGTCCTTGGAACAATTCTACTATTTCTTACGATCCACAATTGAGAAAAACTTTTGATATTGGTTCCGCCTAAATATATTTTCATATAAACTTTAAAAAAATTTAAATGAAATTTATTTTTTCTTATGAAGTTCTTTATAATAATCATCCATAGAAGTTTCAAAATTAATACTCTTTTTATAAAAAAAAGCCTCTAATCGTCTCTTTTGAATAAAATCGATAGCCTGTGTTGGTGTGAAGTTCATATACTTCATTAAAAAACCAGCAACAACAGTGCAACTACGGGCTTTACCTTCGACACAATGTGCGAGAACATTTTTTTTTTCAAGAACTAAATTCTTATAAAGAAAATCAACAGCGATAGGTAAATATTTTGTCATTTTTTTAAAGTCTTTTTCTTTAAGGGAATCATCTATTGTTAATCGCATATATTCAATATCTTTACTACTACGGAATGAATTCGGCAAATCTCCTGTACAATTTATAACTGCTGTTATATTTTTATCTTTAAAAAACTTTTTATCTTTAGCTGCTTTGTAATTCCCCAAATATAATCCTTGTAATATTTCATCATAATTTGATAAAATTTTATCTTCATCTTTCGGAAGAATTGCATCTATACCTTTTTTTGATGGAGACCTTTTCAAGTTTAGAATTCGCTTCATTTCTATTAAGGGTGAAATTAAATTACAGTAAATAAAATTAAAAAAAAATGATTTAATTTTATCTACAATTAAATAAAATGCAGGTTGAAAATAAGAATAATACAAGTTCCGATATTTCTTATAATATTAGTATGATGGTACTCGCTGGAAGTCTAAATTCTATTATTAATGTAGTCGGTGTCGCTAAGAATTTATTAATTGATGAAACTATTTTGGGCGTAAAATTTCATTATGGTATCTTTAATATAAATAAAGGGCTTTATATTAGTAAAAGACGTAAGAAATTTACAAATCCTAAAAGTTTTTATAATCAAATATCTATTATTTTGAATATGCGATTTAGTGAAGAATTATATGATAGAAAAGTTAATTGTAAAATTTTTGTTAATGGTAGTTTTCAAATTACAGGTTGTAAAAAAACAACTGATGTTTATGATGTAGGTAGAAAATTGATCCAACTTTTGAAAGATTTAGATCAAAATTTTAATATTAAGATTATAGCAGATGTTGGATTTTACTTAAGTTATGATCAGTTACTTTATACTAGAAGTAGCAGTAAAGTAGTTGGATATTTTAAACAAGAAGATAATAGTTATTATATAAATAGAGAACCCGTTATTTGGGATCAAAAAAATCAGTTTTGGGTAGTTCATCCTAAAAATAAAAATAAAACATTTAGAAGATCTAGACATATTTACAATTATAATGCTGAAATAATAGGAACAGTTGATATTCTTATTTTCAATTATGCTAAAAAATTTTATAATCAAGACTGCGAAATTTATAATGGTTTTATTTATCATAATAATCAAAAAATAATTGGCAAGGAAGAGATAAATTTATTGAACGAAAATAAATTCCAAAACTCTGAAATTCTTACTTTTAAGCAAAAATGGCTTGTTGTTCCCTTTAAAAGTTTCGAAGGAATTCCTATTATACCGACTACTAAAGATATTTTTACAATCAACGTCAGTTTCAATATTGGATTTTGCATCAACCAATTAAAACTTAAAGACTTTCTTCAAGAACATCAAATCCTAGTTGATTTTAAACCAGAAGGATTCGCTGGCTTAAATGTTACGTTTAAATATTCCACAAACAAATATTACGCATTAGATGGTATATGCCATTGTAGTAATCAATGTACGTGTATTAATATTACATTTCTTATTTTTCAAACTGGAAATATTAATATCTGTGGTTTTAAATATCAGGAACAAATCGATCCAGTTTTCGAATATTTTAGAGATGAAATACTATTAAAATATCGAAACTTCATCAGTTAAAAAAAAATGAAAAATAAAAAATATATTCAAATATTTCAAAATGAATAGCGTAGAACATATTTCCGAGAAAAAAATGAACGAAATTTCAACTGAAACAACTAAAAAAGAATTGGCTAATCTAAATATGCCAAAGATGAAATTTAAAAGAAAGTATGATAATTTCGATGATTCTATTCTTTCTTCTTCCGAATCTGATATCGTATCAGATGATGAAACTAAATTTAGATTGACTCGAAAGCCCAACGTCAAGAAAGATTCAAGCATGACTTTCTATCTTTTGCAAAAAAATGATCTTTTAAATAGCAATCACATTGAATCTTTGCGAAAGATTGAAAAGTTGAAATCTGAAATCAATATGATTGAACAAAAAGAATATTACTTAAAGTTAGATTTGAATAATGCATCGTTAAAAGTTGAAAAATACAAGATGAAATATGAAAAAGTTGTTTGTGAAAAAACTCATTTTCAATATTGGAATGCGTTTTTTATCTTTAGTTTCGGAGTTTCTATGTACGTTCAATTTTATCTTCTTTAAAAAATAAAAATAAACTTTCTTAAATAATACTTTTAAAAATTGAATAAAATTATTTTTTTGACAATTCAATGTAATTGTAAAAAAATGTCTGGTTGTCCTGTTCCTCAAGATCATAAATATTTTGATTATGTTGAAGATTTAGTTGAAAAAGCAAAATATAGTGATGTACGAAAAAAGTTTGCAGCTTGCATTATCAAAGGAAAAAAAATTTATAGTCTCGGTACAAATTATCATCAACTTAAAAACTCAATCAGTATTCACGCTGAAATTTCTACTCTACACAATTTAGATAAATCTATTATACAAATTTCGAAAAAACAAAAAAATCTTGACATACTTATTATTAGAATCAATGACACGAATAAACTTAAAAACTCTAGACCTTGTAAAAATTGCTTTAATTCTTTGAAAAATTTTGGGATTTCAAGAGTTTTTTATTCGAATACAAATGGTGAAATCGTATTCGAAAACGTTGATGAAATGATTGTAGATCATTATAGCAGCGGTTTTATGTTTATTCATCCAGAAATATTTCCATATTATGTTAAATCTTGATAAAAAATATTTTACAACTCTTTCATTTGAATATTATGATCAACTAAGATTTCAATATTTTTATTTTCCTCTTCATATTCTGGATTATAGTCAATAATAATCTTTTCAAGATTTTTAATTGTCTTTTGCAGATGATTTATTTTTATATTCATTTCTTCAAATTGACTTGAATAATTTTGGAAATTTGTAAAAGTAGTAATAAATGTAAAAGCCGTATTAAGAATCGATATTATAATTATATCACAAACCATTTAATAATAGCGAATAAATAAATTTTCAAATTAAAACGTCTATTTGTTAAAAAAATGATATAAAAACGAAAAGTAATTGTTTCATCAGATCGATATGATTAATGCAATCGATAAAAATGAAGATAATTATACTATAACATATAGTTCTTGGAGAACATTATGGTATACACAATCTAAATTATCTGATAAAAAATATTTACTTGAAACCATCGCATTTCATTTATTCTATAAATATGGATTATATAATTGGGATTTTTCTTTTTTCAAATCTAAAAATTGCCAAGGACAATGTTTTTATAATGATTTTTACATTCAAATTTCAGAAGACTTTATTGACAGTCCTACTTGTTATTTTGAAGATGTTTTTGATACGCTTTTGCATGAAATCGCTCACGCATTAACACCACCACATTCTAAAGAATCAGATCATGGAAAAACATGGAAAGAAACTTGTATAAATATTGGAGCAAAACCTGTCGCGTGCGGTGAATCTTTTTACATTTATAAATGGATACACACTTGTAAATGTAAAGAAAGTTTTAGTATAAGAAATATCAAAAGATTTTGTAAAATGTGTGATCAAAAAATGGATTGTAATATAAATCCAGATTATTCATATATAAATAATTAAGTTACTCTTTGTCATAATACACTTCATTTCTAGGATTCTCAGAAATCGAGTCTAATTCACATTTTCCAAATTTTCCAGCCATAAAACTGTTTACATCTTTAGAATCATTCAATTTCAACTTTAAAGTTTTAATTTCAGTTTCAAAGTTTCGAATTTGTTCAGATATTTTTTCAATACCTTTTACGTTTCCATTTGACATCATTTGTTTTTTAATCGGATTTAAATCTTCAATTTCAATGTGTAATCGATCTAATTTTTCAATTACAAGTTCCATTTCTGTTTTAGGAACCGTTTTTCTATCATCTTGTTCGTTTTCATCTAATAGTTCCTTCATCATCTTTTCACGTAATTCTTCCATTGATAAAACGACTTTTGGTTCAGATGACTCTATTTTTTCTGTTTTATCCATTTGAGTAGTACTGGTATGAAGCGCTGCCGATAACTTCTGTTCAGCATCTACCTTTTCTTCTTCAGTGTACTCTTCTTTGTACTTTTTATCAGAAATATCTAAATCTTCTTGTACTTGTTTCATTTTCTCTTGTAATTCCGCAATTTGTTCCTCAAATGTCTTTTTTCTAGTAAGCACCGCTAAAACATGTTCTTTCTTAGCTGCTAATTCTGCTTGTCCCTTCTTTGTTCCATCACGTTTTGCTTCTCTCACCATCTGGTTTTTACGCTCATTGAACTCGTCATTCGCCAAGTTTCTATTCTCAACATAGCCTGAAATAATTTCGTTTAATGCTGTTTCTTGATACTCTGTATTTGGTAAAAGATCCTCATTATTTACAAATGGAGTCCAAAGACCGACTTGAACAACATACAAAGAATAAATTCCATTATCGAGTTTCATAAATCGTTCTTTCATCTTTTTAACTTCTGCCATATCTTTACAAGTACAACGAATCTTAAATGCAAATACATCACATTTATTTCTAATGCTTTCAGGAGATACCATCGAAACTAGAGCATATTTTTGACCTGTAATCCTTGGATCTTCTGTCAAGACATCTTCTTGAACTTGTGCTTTAATTTTTTCTTCCACATCTTTTAACTGTTGATTCTTACTAAATAAAGACATTTTCGTTTTATTCTATTCCAAGTTTTTAATTTTTAATTACAAACGTACGTTTATAAATAATGAAAGATAAACAATTTGATTACCAAATAAAGTTTGATAGTTTAATACGTTAAGAAAACTTTTGAAAATCTATTAATAACTTGTCAAAAAATACAAAATGCAAATCTTTATATTAGTGATAAAGTAGAAAAATAAAATTTTTAAAAAATTGACAAGTAAAAGAATAAAATTGAAATTAAAATGAAAATTTAGTTTCAATGAAAATGTCTGAATTAAACTAAAACCAAAAAACTGAAATGAATAAATTTATCGCAGAATATTCTCCAGAAATTGTAAATTATTATATTCAAAATACCCAATTACAAACTTTTATTCTGGATTTTTTTAGCAGAAACAACAAATACGAAACCTTAAAAGAAATTTTAAAAATGACAAAAGCAAAAGTCGTTTATCTTGAAGAACAAAATGATGATTCTGTGATTATTACGTTGAATACTTGTAGAAATTATGTCAACGAAAATGGATCCATAGAAAAAGAAAAATTTCTTGCTGATGCTTGTAAAATTAAATTACGAAAATATAATGGAAATAATGACGATAGCAACAAAGAAAATGTTTTTTACATCAAATGTGAAAAAATGAATGCTCAATACTTTTTTCCTGTAGTAAATTCTGGACAAATGAAAAATCTTAAAGTCAAAAGTTGTTTCGAAAATGAACTTTCAATCGAAAATCTAGTTTTACCAAAAACCATTGAAAATTTTGTTGCTAGAAAAATGGATGATAATTATAATCGAACGTTTATGCTCAATCAAGAAAATGTATTTTATTAGTTTTTCTGCAAAATAAAAATAAAGAATTTATAAAAACAAAAATTTATCCACTCAGAATTTCAATTAAAAAATTTTGCAATTCTGTAACAAAAGTAGAATCTAAAAAAGGTGTTTTGTCAATGTTACTTAGGTAAGTATAAGCATTTTGGATAGTATCAGTTTGAGTTAAAAGTGAACTCGCTTGAAAGTAATTATTATAATAAAGTGGATAACCTGAACCTAAAATTTCAACTATCGCTGGAAGTGGATTAATTAAAATCGGAGTATTTCTTAAAATACAATCGATTAAAGTATCAACTCCAGATGCATCAACCATTTGTAAAAATACTATATTTTGAGATAATAAATGGTCGAAATTCGCATCATCTAATTTAGGAATTACATTTACACTTGATTCCATATCTTGAATCGTATCAAATAATCCTCTCATATGTTTATTTTCAAAAATAACTGTGTTGTCTCTTAATGTTAAAGTTTTAGAATTTTGTAAAAATGTAGATTTAAAATCATTTGGTAAAAATAAATCTGTTGAATTTGATTCTTTGATAATTGATTTAGATGTAATTAAACTATTTAATGGTAAATCTAATCTATAAATTCCAAATACATTTCTTAGTGTAGTTCCTATTTGAACTATAGTTTTATTTGGATTAGCAATAAACCGATTCCAAGTAAAAAGAGTATCTGGGCTTTCAGATGTTAAATGGATAAATTCTATTCTTGGAGCATTTTTTCCGAAAGCTACTAAAAGTTGTCTTTTTAAATAATTAGAAAATACAAATAAACAAGCACAATATGGTAAACTTTCTTTAAATTCTTTATTTTTTAGTAAATTATCAACTGTTAAATTATTGCTATAATTGTTAAATGTGTTTTGAATACAACCTATCCAAGGTACTTTGAAAGGAATTACATTTTTTGATTTGTAAAAGTCTTTACTATATAAAAAAGTTTTATCAACATACAGATCCATAACAATCGGAAAATTTACACTATCAAAGAAATTATGTTGTACTATTAAAGCCATTTTTGCTTGCCAATTACTTTTATAACTAGTTTCAAAATTAGTATTCAACACTGTAATATGTTTGTTATTATTTTTGTAAAAGTATGTACTATTGTAATCATTTATAATTATTTTCAAATTATCAACAAAATCTATGTTTAAAATATTATTTTTAATTTCATCGAAATAACTAGCCCAAGGATCTCCAGTAATATTCCATAAAATTTCTTGAACGATTCTATTTTGAAAATTGTCATCATTAATTAGTTCTGTTGGTAGTTCTAATAGAGATTGATCCATGAATAATTTGTCGTACTGATTAGGTGATAATTTTATATTTGAACTATTAACAATCGTCATAATACAGGAACTTACTATTTTATTTACATTTTTTGTAGTAATATAATGAGGAGGAGTTTTACGAATAATAGATACTTGAAATTCTGCTCCGATCGCTTGTAGATAATTTAATGGCACTGGATATACCGAAAAATAATTAGTTCTGGCAGTTTCAAATAAATTATAATTGAAATTTTGTATAATTGTTTCTATTTGATTTTTGTCAAAGGAGTTTATAATTTGATTTCTGAAAAAAACTCCATGGTCGTTTCTACTAGGTAAATCAATGTAATTTGGCTGAATTAGAATAAAGGGCGTATCTAACACTAAACAAGTATGCATCATACTAAGATCATCAGTGATTAGAAAGTCAAGATTTTTTATATAATTTTGCATATCTAAAATTGTATTTATTTTTGGAATAATGATTGTATTTGTCAAGTTATTATATTCATCATGGGTCGATAACAAATAAGTTTTGTAATTTTGAGAAAAATTATCAACAAATTCTAAATTAGTGCGTATATTAAAACCTAATTTAGAAACACCGTTCCAATTTAGTTTTGTTATTTTATCAAAAACATAATAAACTGGATTACTAATTAGAAAAACAAATGTTGATGTATATCTATCTATAGTCCATTGTTTATCTTGAAAATTATCAACGAAAAAAAAATCAGTCATATCTAATAGGTTTGCGATTTGAGAATTGTTTGTAAATCTGGAAAAGTCAGATGCGAAATGTGATATAGAACCAGAGTAAAAATCTGGTAATTGTTCAATGAAAGAACTATATATATCAAAGTCTGTCGGATGTAAACTAAATAATATGTGAATTATATTTGAAAAATCAGTTTTTAATGAGACTGAAGAAATAACTTGAACTTTTACGTTTGCTTGATTTATTTTTTGAAAGAAACTTGAAATGACATTAAAATAAAAATTATTATTTGAAGTTAATACCAAGATAGTTTTAGACATATTAGAATTAACAAATAATTTATTTATTGTATTAATATAAAAAGAAAATTTTAAATGATTTTCTGGATTGTACTCTGTATAGTTGCTTTAGTTATTTTTTATATATTTTACAACAATTCTCTAGAGACTTTTAATGATTTATTCGAAATTCAAAATAGTAATAAATTAGTTTTCAAGAATTTTCAAAGCGTTCCAATTACATCTTTAAATATTGAAAACATTCAAAATGGTTATATTAATAAATATTTAATGAATGATACTACTATTACTTTTGATATCGTAGGTAATATTTTCGGGATTATTGGTGATAGTGCAGATTTGCCAGATATTGTTAATCCAAATGCAAATTATAACGTCTATATTAGTGATGCTATAGATCAATCTAATTTACCAACTGGAAACGTAAAACTCCTTGGTCAATTGCATATGGTTCATCAAGGCGGTTATCAATTACATACACAATTCGAAGATGCGACTTTAGACAATTTAAGATTTATTACCTTGATGTTAGAAAATTCTACAAGTCGTCTTCCTATTCTTAGAGGGCAATTTTCTTAGTAGTTTAGAATATCGATTTAATTTATTGTTTAATGTAAATAAACAGTTGATGGATATATTAACAATACAGATTTTAAGGTATCTCGTAAAAATAATATTTATATACAAGGCTATCCAAGACGGTCATAAAGTAGAATACTTGGGTAATAATAAATTCAAATTTGAATTAATTGATAATATAAAACCAAAAGATTTTATTAAGAAATTCTATCCAAAATTTTAATAACTTGTTGCGTTTAAATGTACTTATTTTTTTAAATTTAGAGTTTAAAAAAATAAAAAGTATAATTATTAGTTAAATGTACATTAGTTTCGAGGCTAGAAAATGGGATAAAAAACTTTCTAAAATATCTGATGGAAAAAAGAAAATAGATTCTCCTAAAAAAGTATCTAATGTTGAACAAAAACATCAAGAAAAAATCAACTATTTTGAACAGTTGCAAAAAAGTTTACCCAAGAAAAAAATAGAATTAATAAATTTAGAAAAATCACTAGATACAGAAAAAAAAATATTAAAAATTCTTACGATACAGAAATCGATTAAAGATTGCCAAAAAATAATTACAGATATAGAAAATAGAACAGAAGAAACAGAATACTTTTTATTATCAGGAAAATCGGTTTTTGAATATATGAACATTATTCAAACCGAAGAAAAAATATTAGGTAATATTGTTAGTTCTAATTCTAATAAAAAAGTTGTTGGAAAAAAAAGTAAAAAAAACGATACATTTTCTTTCTTTTCACCAAAAAAAGATACAAATAATAACAACTTCCAAAAGACAAAGAATAATATTATAGAAGAATACTACGATTCTATAAATGAAGACTATAATATTGAAAAAAAATCAACTATAGATGCAAATGTAGATCCATGTAATAATTGTGATTCGTATAATCTTATTTTCGATAATGGATCTCTTATGTGTTTTGATTGTGGTGTTCAAAAACAACTTGGTCACATTTCATCAAGTTTATCTTATACAGAAAAGCAAGATAGAGAATATAAATCATCAACCTTTACTTATGATAAAATGAATCATTTAGAAGATTGGCTCAAATCGATTCAAGGAAAACAAAATACACATATTCCACAAGAAGTTCTTGATAATTTATATTTAGAATGTAAAAAGCATAGAATTACAGATCTTAAAACTTTAACGATTGAAAAAATGAAACAACTGTTAAAGAAATTAAACTATAATGATTATTACGAACATAGTACACTTTTAATTCAAAGAATGAATAAAATTCCACCACTTCAATTATCAAAACAAGTAGAAGACACTTTTAAAAGTATGTTTAAAGATGCTGTAAAATCATTTGAAAATCATAAAAGTCTAATAGCGAAAAGAAAAAACTTTTTATCTTACAGTTATACATTATATAAATTCTGTGAATTATTAGAATTGGATCACTATAAAAAATATTTTAAATTACTAAAAAGTACAGAAAAATTACAACAACAAGACTTGATTTTTAAAGAAATTTGTAAAGATTTAAATTGGCAATTTATTCCGAGCACTTGAACTTTTAGTTAATAAAGTTTTATGCAAATTTGAAACAATACGTTTTTGTTTATTTTATATCAAAAATTAATTAATATAAAATTTTCTTATTTTATTTTCTGAATAAAAACTTGGTAATTTCGAATTCCTAATTCTTTAATTCTCTTATAATATCCGTTAGTAAAAGCATCAATACCAAATTGAGTTTCGTTTCCGTAATCATCAAAAATCATATATCCATTTACTTTCAACTTTCGAAAAGCCAGAACAGCATCTTCTAATACATATTCTGGTTCATGATTCGCATCAATATAAATTAAATCAAAAAAGTTGTCTTGAAATTCTGGTACTTTCTCGTGAGAATATCCTCGAACCACATTTAAATTTGTTATATCTTTAGTATGTTTCTTGAATTTTTTAAAGTTATTTTCTTGCTCGTCTTTGTATTCAATATATTCAGAATAATCTTCCCATGGATCTACACAATACAATTGTGATTCGGGATGTTTTCCATATGTTTTCCATACACTAAATAAATTTAATCCTAAAAATGCACCAATTTCTAGATAATTAATCTTTTTTTTCGATAATTCATCAGGAATAATACCAGTCCAATTATTAGCTAAACGATAAACTGGTCCTATAAAATCAGAAGGCAAAGACATTTATTAAATAAAGTATTTTTATTTTTAAATGTAAACTTTATTTATTGTTTTATGAAAAGAAAGTAAAGTTTAATGGAGACTGAGACAAACAATTTTTTAATATTTTTGTTTATTCTATTAAATATTTATCTAGTTGTAAAATTATTCAATGGATTAAATGATAACGTCTATATAAAATCTAATATTGATAATAAAAGTTATTTAGTGCGAAATACTACAAATAATAAAAATCAAGTTGCAGATCAATTAGCAACATTAAATTTCAGAATAACAACTTTAATTAATATTGTTAATACTAAATATAGTAATAATTACGAATATTTTTTTGTTAAATATCTAAAACGATATAATGTTGCAAATATTTCAGAAGCGAGTATTGATAAAAGATATACAACTTATACTGTAAATAAAGAAGATCTCTATGTTTGTTTAAGAACTAGAGATTCTAATGAAAATCTTTATGATATTAATCTTTTAATGTATGTTATATTACATGAACTCGCTCATTTCTGCAATTTCGATAAGAATGGTGATCCAATAGAAGGACACGGAATCGAGTTTCAACAGAAATTTATATTTTTGGGTAAAGAAGCGATTGCAAACGGACTTTATTACTATGAAAATTACAGCGTAACTCCAAAAGAATACTGCGGTTTATCTGTAAATTCTAGTATTTTGACATGAAGATATATCAGATCATTAAATTAAATTTTAAAAATGAATTTAATTTAAACATAAAAAACTAAAGTACATAAAGTATATGAAATATTTATTAGATACGAGAAATCTAGGAGAACAGAAAGAGCGAAAACCTTTTTTTTGTAAATCTCGTAATGTTTTTTATGTTCTAGATTCGAATATAACTGATATAAAAATTGAAACAGATCATTATGAATATAGGAGAGATTGTTTATATTATTTACACGATTACGGTTCTATTTATATAGAAAATTTAGAAATAAATACGCATGACCATATTTATCCATGTACTAGAAAAGAAAACGCTATTTTAACGTTAGAATTAGATATAGTTGATAATAATATAATAGTCAGTACATTTTATATTTTAGAAAATCTAAATAATAATAACTTGAATGGTTCATTTAAATATTTAATTCAAGAAATAAATTGTACAATTTATGAAACATATTTTAAAAAATATTTTATGGATAAAGTTTTACTTTCTACTGATTCTTTTAATAGTAATACGATTGTTAATTTTGATAATTTATCGTGTAATCTTTTCAACTACCAAAAAGAAAATGTTTCTTGGATGTTAGATATAGAAAAAACAATAAACGATGGAAATAATATTATTAAATATACAACTAAAGATTATGTTTGGATAGATGAAAATTTAAGTCTTGGTAATAATATCTTGAAATTTATTACTCCAGATGATGATGATGATGTTGATAAAGAAAAACAATTAATATACTATGGAGGAAATTTAATTAGCGAAGCAGGTTTAGGAAAATCTATTGTTGTACTTGCGTTGTGTTTAAATAATCCTAGAATCGATTTCTCAACTATTAATATTACTTTCAATGATAAATTATGTAATTATTTTTATCGTCGTGGAAATAAGAAGGAGACATTTTGTGAAAAATCAGTCAAAGAATCTGAATATTGTAAAGAACATTCAACTTTCGCTAATAAAGATAAGAAGAGATATTATCTTTCAAGAGAAATTTGTTATAGTGATTTTGTAACTCCAAAATATTTAATTAAATCTAAAGCAACTGTAATTTTTTGTCCGAGTCATTTATGCGAACAATGGTTGAACGAAATTTCTAATTATTTACCAAAAAACTTGCAAATTCTTAGTATTACAGGAAAAAGTCAATTGTCTTTGATGTCTTTTAAAGATATTATTTTTGCTGATTTTATTATTGTATCTTACAATTTGTTATTAAATACTGATGTTAAGAAAAATTGCCAAACATATCTAAATTACAACTATACATCTAAACATGTAAATCGCGTACAATTTTTTGTTAATAATCCTGAATTTTGGTTAAATACTAATCCTAATTTGTTATATTTTGATTTTCATAGATTAATATTTGACGAAAGTCATGAATTTAGTTTAAATGAATTATCAAAAACATTATTCAATATAAAATTTCTTAAAACGTTGACATCTAAATATAGATGGAATATTACTGGAACACCTTTCCCTATGAAAGATACAAGTTTATCTGTTATGTTACAACTTACATGTGATTTTGAAACAGAAATATACTCTTATTATTCTAAAAAAAATTTCTATATTGATTTTAATAAATTTTCAACGTTGCTATCTGAATTACCTATCTTGTTTAAAAGAAATACAAAAGAGTCTGTTTCTCAAGAAATACAAGTGAATAATATTACCGATACAATTAAATTATTAGAATTTACCGATACTGAAAAGTTAATGTACGAAAGTTATATTCAGGGTCATCCTGATAGAAAGTATTCTGATTACATTTTCAAATTATGCTGTTATCCATATTTATCTGAACAAACAAAAGTATTACTAAAAAATTGCAAAACGTTTGATGAAATAGAAAAAACAATTGTAAGTCATCATAGAACACAGAAAGATAACTTTGAAAAAATGTTAGACGATACAAAAAAAGCATTAGTAATTCTTTGCTCTGATTTGAAGAAAATAAATAGTACAACTGATAGCGCAGCTCATTTAAGAATGTCGATTGGAAATCATAAAAGAAAAATAGAAGAAGTTAAAAAAAAATTAGATTCCGAGACTAGAACGTGTCAGTATTTCGAAAATGTCGTTAAAAATATTATTGAAAAAAATGAGTGTCCTATTTGTCTAGATGATATTGAAAAAGATAATATTGCTATTACATCTTGTGGTCATAAATTCTGTTGGGACTGCCTAAGTACTAGTTTAGAAATCAAGATGAGATCTACAACTATAAAAAACTGTCCTCAATGTAATAATAAACTTGGAAATAATGATGTATATTTGTATGTCGAAAAACAGGAACAAGTTCTTTTAGAACCTGTTAATCTTGATAACTTGTCCGATTTAGTAAATCATTTAAAAAGTACAAAATTAGGAAATTTAATTCATTATTTGAAACATTTGGAACCCGATGATAAATGTATTATTTTTTCACAATGGGATAGTTTATTGCATCATGTAGGTCTAACATTAATTAAAAATAATATTAGTCTGGTTTATTGTACTGGAACTATTTACCAAAGACGAAATGCAATCGCTAATTTTTGTAAAAATGACACTCAAGTTATAATGTTAAGTTCTCAAAACGCAGCTTCTGGTATCAACTTGACTCAAGCGAATAAAGTTATTTTTATTGAACCTATTTATGGTAGTGAAAAATACAAGAATGATATTGAAAATCAAGCAATTTCTAGGGCTGATCGCATAGGACAAAAACGACCATTGGAAATTATACGATTCATTATTAAAGATACAGTAGAAGAAGAAATTACAAATAGAACTGCAGATTTATCGAAAAAAAGAAATAGAACTTAAATTGAAATTAAATGAAATAAATATCTTATTTAATTAGTTAAATGCACGTTTACTATACACCGTTTTCAGAAGAAAACCAGTTGGCTGTAGAAAAAATATTTCCAAATGCAAAAATTGAATATGTAGATGTTGAGATAGAAACGACTACAAATTTTTTAAAAAATATAAAACGTAAAAGTATTCAAATGGGTAATCAATTGAAATTAAAAAATAAATCTCCAGTATACTTTGTAATATTCCAAAAACAAGGTAAATTTAATATAGTATTAGTAAATAGAAATAATAATCAAAAAGAAGCATTGATTGAAATATCTAAAGATTTAACAAAGAGTTCTTTAGAATTGTTAAAAGATACTTTATCAAATAAAAAAATTATTACTTTTTAATTTTCATTATAATCTCTTTTTACTTTCACTACGTTAGAAAAAGGTACTTTGAATAATCTGTCAGACATGTAATTTGCATTAGAAGATACTCTAAGATAATCTTCATGAATATAACGTATCGTTACAAGTGTTCCTTTTAATTCTCTATCATTTTTGATCCTAACGATCTCTCCTTTATTATACGGTGAAACTATTTCTGGATATTTTATTTTTTTTTTTGAAATCTGAGGTTTTTTATTTTCAACCGACAAATTTCTTGTTTCGATAATATCTTCTTTTTCGTTGTTATTGTCTTGGAAAGAGTTGTTTAAATTCTGAAAGAAATCTGGCATTAAATTATTTATAGTTTTATTTATAAATTTACTTTTAAATTGATTTAAAAATAAATTTATAAATAAATTCAAAATGTGGTTTTACATTTTAAGTATTTCAGTTTTCGCTTGGTTTTATTATAAAAATGAAAATGTACAAAATTTTACAAACAACTCTGTTTTTACTTTTGTAAGTAAATCTGTTACTTTATTTCACGATTTCAAAAATAGTAAATATGTTCAGAACTATCTTGCAACTAAAAAGATTATTAGAATTCCAAGTATAAAGAAACAAGTAATTATAGTTAATATTTTTAATAAACTAGTTTTAAAAGAAACATTTGATAATAATTATATTGAAAAAGTTAAAAAGTGTATTTCCCTAAAGTATATTATGTTTTATACAGATACAGAAGATTTGACTAGTATAATTTTAAATTATATAGTTCCAGATAACTATATTAATGATAATTTACTGATTACAGATATTTTAACACTTGAAGATCTTCCTGAAAATACAGTTATTTTTGCAGTTGATAAAAAAGGTGATACTAATCAACTATGTTTCGTAGCAAAAGTGAAAGATTTATATTGGATTACTAAATATTAAATTAATAAACATTTAAAATTTAAATATCAAGAATATTACATATTATGAATAAAAAGAAAATTAATAATCTAATATTTAGTGGAGGTGGAGTTAAAAGTTTATGTTTTCTAGGTTGTTTAAAAGCGTTAGAAGAATTAAATGATAAAAATGTAATTGATCTAGATATTCAATCTATATCTGCTAGTAGTGGTGGTGTTATTATAAGTTTATTGTATATAATTGGTTATACACCAGAAGAACTAACTATAGAATTATTACAGACAGATTTTAAATTACTTCAAGATATTAAACTTTTGAATATATTATCTAAATTCGGTCTAGATAATAGTGATAAAATGATTAATTTCATAGAAACATTGATGTTGAAACGTGGTATTTCCAAAAATATTACTTTCTCAGAATTATTTGAAATGTTTAATGTAGATTTTATTATAACAGCAACAAATCTAAATACATTCAAATTAGAATTGTTTAATAAAACAAATACACCAGATTTTAAAGTTATTCGTGCATTAAAATATTCTACTAGTGTTCCAATCTTATTTACTGCTAAAGAAAACGAAGATTCTGACGTTTATGTTGATGGAAGTATAATAGATAATTATCCTATTCGAGTCTTCAAAAATTCTTTAGATACAACATTAGGATTCAAAATTGTTACAAGAGGAGAATTACCGATTCATGACAAGTACATTCCTATTACTAATTTCCAAAATTATGTTGTTAGTGTTATTACTTGCTTACTTGCTCAAAAAGAAAGATTTACGAGTTTATCTAATAAATACAAAGAGCATACAGTTTTTATTTATTCCGACATCGAGTCGATAGATTTTAATATCTCTGATGATTCAAAATTAAAATTAATTGAAACTGGTTTTGCTGAAACGAAAATGAGATTCAATGAAAAAACTGAAAACAAAGACGTTTTAATAAAAATTAAAGATGATTAATAAATTATATTGGCTAGGAGTTTTTATGATTGTATCAGGTGCCATATTCGCTATATTTATAGCCGATAATCGTAATTTAAGACCTTTGTTTCTAACTAGCATTTTCTTTAGTTTTTTTGGTTTACTTTTATCTGCAACAGCATTTTTCTGGACTAAACCGCAAGAAAGAAACTATACTGTAATATATGAATCTAATTCTGATTCCAGTTCCAACTATAATTCTATTTCTAATTCTGATTTTAGTTTAGATTTAGATTCAGATTCAGATTCAGATTATGAATGTAAAGAATCGTTATATTTTACAGCACCGACTACTATAATTGAAGAGATAGTTTAAGTTGAAATATTACGTTATAATACCAGTTTTAATTTAAAAATTATAGTTAGATTAAGATATGATTACATTATGTTTAGACCCAGGGATCAGAAACATGTCGCTTTGTATTATGAATTCAAATTATGAGATTCTACTTTGGGATCTTTATAATGTTTTAGATTCAGATGATTATCAGTGTCAAGGTAATTTTAAAAATGGTAAATTATGTGGTAGAAAGTGTAGTATGAAATACGACATAAAAACAAACGATCAAAATGAAACATTTTTTACTTGTAAATCTCACTTTCCTAAGAAATTTATCAAAACCAAGAAAAACGACTTCAAGAAAAAAAATATAGATAGTTATCTTTTACAAGATATAACTAAAGCATTTATTAATAAAATTAATGAAATATATGATGAAAATTCTATATTGAAAGAAATAGATACTATTTTAATTGAATTACAACCAAAAATTAATCCGAAAATGTGTTTAGTTAGCCATATTCTATTTGGAAAATTAGTAGAATTATTTATTAATTCGAAAACAACTGTAAGATTTGTTAGAGCATCTAATAAATTAAAAGCATATACTGGAGATCCTATTGAATGTAAATTAAAGGGTAAATATGCTCAAAGAAAATACCTTAGTATAAAATATGGGGAGTGGTTTTTAGAAAATGTTTTTACAAAAGAACAACGTGATATATGGAAGCCAACGCTAACGGGAAAGCTTGATGATAGATATGATGTTTTGTTGATGTCAATTAATAGCATAACTGGAATTCCAAAGAAACAATTAAAACATAAAAATGGGAATGAATTAAAATAAATCTTTAATCTGAATTTTATATTATTGTTATATTTTATATGGCTGCAGCTTTAGCAAAAGGTCTTGAGTTTTTAGAGGAACATCCGCAATTAGTGAGTAATACTGTAAATTTACTTGTAAACAAGGTTCAAACAATCGATCAAAAAAATAATGTAGTTCCGTTAGTTGATAATCTTACAAATCATACAAATACAATAACTAATTCTATCGACGCTATCAAGTCTGGAAACGCAACACAGCAACACATTTCAGATTTAGCATCAAGCCTTAAAGTTATTCATGGAATCTTTAAAAATAATACTTAGAAAAATAATATCAAATTTATACTTGTTATTATATTTATATTCATGTAGCCAAATTTTCCTGTAAACTCTGTAGCAAACACAACTTTACATAATTAGGATCGACAGTCATGTAATATTGTCCAATAAATGTTAAAAACGACATTTCAGTAAAAGCAACAAATACTGTTAAGATAGTTGCACTTTTAAGAGAAGCACCAAAATCTAAATTATAACTTTTAGAAATGTAGTAACTACAAATTAAACCTACAAGAAAAACTGCTGATAAAATATAGAATGATTTCAATAATAAACTTTTATTTGATAAAGCGACAGCGTTATCTTGACTCGAGTAATCTGGAACAGATAAATTTCTAGCAATCTCAGATTTAATATCCGTTGGAATAAGATAATCAAATTGCATATTTAATTCTGTTGAAAGTTGAGTTGCTTGTTTTTCAACAATTTTCTTTTCAATATACTTGCCATAAGTAAAAAATAGAAAAACAATTGTAATGCTTATAAATGTAACATTTAATAATACTTCCAGAATTAATTGTTTTTGCATCTTTGATATATTACAATAAAATAATTATTTACTAAAACTTTATTTTATTGTAATATTATAAATGATTTGTACAACTCAAACGAATTCTTTAATCAACTTTTCATTAAATGCTGGATTACATGTTTTTATTTTATTTGCATTTTTAACAATTTTCTTTACAGTATATATTTCAAAGGTTGAAAAAAGTGCATTTCAAAGTCAAATCAAAGATATTATTAATATTAATGTAAAATCAAATATTGCAAGTTTAAATGCGACTACAAAAAGCACATTGAAAACTATATTTTCGAATTCAAATACTTCAATATTGGCTGAACAACTTGCGAAACCTTATCCACTTACTACAGAACATAACTGGTGGGTGGAATATTTAGCAACCGGGATTGTAGTTGTAATTGGATTAATTATCTTGACTAGTATATCGACACTCTATTTTAGTTCTGGACAATGTGCTCCACTTTGGGAAATTCTAAAAGAAAATATTATTATTTTTATATTTGTTGGATTCTTTGAATATATGTTTTTTATCAACGTTGCATTAAAATATGTACCTGCACCACCAAGTTTACTAGTTAAAACAATTATCGATTCTACAAAAACTGAATTGAGCGCTTAAATTTAATTTAAAAATTATTTCTTTAAATTAATTAAATGAAGATCCTAATATCTGGATGGTCTAAAATCCCTCATAGTTATAGTTTAGTGAATATTTTTCAAATGTTGGAAATGTTAAAAATGCCTAATGTACAATTATTTTTACGAGAAGAACCTTATTATAGAGAAAATTGGAAACCTAATTTAGATTTTTTACCCAAAGAATATTCTGAAATATTATCAAAAATCCCAGTTTATAATAATGAAACAGTCGATTTAGAATATAGAATTACTTATCCTTATAATGTTTCGAATATTGTTAATAGAACAGTTGTTTTTGGTACTGCCGAATATTCTAAATTAAATGTAGACTATTTTAATTTTGGTAATCATAATTATAGAATTATAGATGACAATTTACTTTCAGAAATTCTAGCAAACTCTAATTTGAGTTTCGTAACACCTAGTAAATGGAGTAAACTTGGTTTTGATGAATTTACAACTAAAACGACAGTTGTAGGTCATGGTTTCGATCCGAATTTAATAAAGTATGATATTTCAAAAAGATCTAAATTACGAAATACATATGGTATAGCAGAAAATGATACAGTTTTTCTTAATTTAGGAGCAATGACAGGTAATAAAGGAATCGGTCAAATACTTCAATCAATTTTTGTTTTAACTAGAATTCAAAAAAATGTAAAATTAATATTAAAAGGTATGGCAGATCTTTACGATTCAAAAACTTTTTTAATGAGCAATTTTAATTCTAATTCTGAAATAGATTTATTTATTGAATCTCATATTATTTATCTTGAAAAAACTCTTAGTTTTAAAGGGTTAAATAATTTATACAACTGTGCAGATTATTACTTGAGTCCATATTTAGCCGAAGGATTTAATATTCCAGTTATAGAAAGTTTAGCTGCCAACTGTAAAGTTATTGTTAGCGATCAAGGTTCAACTAGCGATTTTATCAATGAAATTAAAAAAGTAGCAAGTGATTTTGTATATTTAATACCAACGAAAATTAAGACTATTTCTCAAGGAAACCATTTAGAATATTCTCAAGAAAAGTTGAATGAAATCGTATTAAAAGCACATTTAGAAAAAAAGCCAAAAATAGAGAATCATAAATTAAGTGAATTTATGGTTGAAAATTATTCTTGGAAAAAAATTACAAACGATTTAGTTGATGTACTAAAAAAAAATGAAAGTTTTACAGATAGTACTATTAATTAATGGAGATTGATAAATTGAAAAAACTTGATTCAGAATTAAAAGAAAATCATTTAATTAAAACTTTAAATGATCTCAAAACGGAATATGATAATCTAAATATAGAAATAAGAAATTTTATAGTAAATAAGAAGTATAAATTATATGATAAAAGTATTCTTAAATTAAAAAAAATATCTCAAGACAATATATTTTTTGAAGACCCAATCTTACAAAATAAATATGATAAAATGCTAAAAAAAGAGGAAGATAATATACTTTATACAAGTATTCCCTTACTTGAAGAAATGTTGAATAAAAGAAAGTTAATATTTTCCGATATGATTTCTAAACGTAGTTGTAAATTAAAATATTATTTAGAGAAATTTTTTATAAAACTTGGAAGAAAGATTTGGGAAAAAATTTATTTATTGTTTTAAATTAAAGTTGATGAATTTAATAGTAGTTGTATTATTAACGCTAGGATTAACTTGTTTAACGGTAAGTTGGCTTAGATCACAATTAAAATGTCCGCCACCAAGAATTGAATATCGTTATATTAAACAAACAGATCTAGAAGCGCAATTTCAGAATTTACCTAGTGAAGTTTATAATGATATTTTTACAGGATCTGCTACTCCTTGGTTACTTGGAAGAGACTTTGGGAAAGCAGTTAATACAAATACAATAAATGCTAATTTTATTTCACAGGGCTAAAATAGTTACTCTTATCTTTCACAAATACTAACATTTATTAACAAACTGTTTATTAATCTGGAAATAAAAAAAATGAATTAATTTTAAAAGTATTTATTAAGTGTCCTACATGACTATAAACTGTTCAATGACAAAAACCACGTTGTTGATATTATTATTAATTTATTATAAGGACTTTCAGTAGGCTGTGCTATACGCATGTATTAAAATAATAACCGTCTGCGTTCATTGACGGATACAAAACTTACTAAACTAACAATTCTATTAAATTAGATTAGTTATTCTAAAGAAAGACTTATGAATGTTTATTAACATTTGTAAGAATTTAGTAGAGTTTTTTGAACGGCTAGAACGATAATTGATATTAAATTGAATTTTTAAAACTTTTACATTTTTTTAAATGATTTACATTTTAAAAAGTCTAGAATTTTTTGATTATTACGATTATGATGATTACAAAGATATAGGGGTATTTACAGATTTTAATTTAATGGAAAAATATTGTTATAATTATTTTCTAAATAATATTGAATTTAAAGTTGTCAATCCTAGTAATAGATTCAACTTTAAATTAAAGGATTCTTGGATGCTAGAAAATTTTGGATCTTGTTTTGAAGTTGTTACTTTTTCATCTTTAAATTCTACAGATCCTAAACCGTTTAATTTAGAGTTGGATTTTGAAATAATAAAAACTTTGATTTATAAATTTAAAATAATTAATGAAAAAGAATGGAACGTTTTAAAAACAAGTTTATTAGATTCAATCAACAATGACAATGTTTATCCAAAAGATAAATTTGATATTTATAAATTTGATGATTGGCGAAATGTCGATTTGAAAACTTGGTATTCTTTTTTTTCTCCACCAGAATTATTAGTAATTTATAATTACAACTTTATTAAATGTCTATTTTATCAGTTAGTTTATTCAAATAAACTTGAATTTGATTATCAAAATATTATACTAGAATTATATACTAATCGTTTACCTATAAAGTATTTAGAAAACATATATGAATCAATTGAATATTGTAAAGAACTATTTGATACAACTAAAATACTTGAGGAATACAAATATAAAATAGATAAGAAACTTTTAGTTTAAAAATAAATTATGATTTAGGTTAGAAATGAAAATTCTATCTGATATAAAACTAGACTTTTCGGACGTCTTGATCTTGCCAAAACGTTCTACACTAAGTTCTAGAAGTGAACCAAATATTTTACGAAAATATAATTTTAAAAACGGACAAACTTTAGAATGTGTTCCAATTATTTGTTCTAATATGGACACTATTGGTAATTTTGCTATGGGAAAGAAGTTGATGGAGTATAAAATGTTGACGATTTTACATAAACATTATCCAGTTACAGATCTTGTTGATTATTTTGCTCAAGATAGTAATTTAAAAGAGTTTGTTGGTATCAGTTTTGGTATTGGATCTAACGATTTAAAGAAATTAGATGAATGTTGTAGCAAAATCGATTTCAAGATTCTATGTATTGACGTAGCGAATGGTTATAGTCAGAATTTTCTTGAAAAAGTAAAATTAATTTGTGAACGTTATGGCAAAACTAAAATTATTATGGCTGGAAATATTGTTACTGCAAGTATTACTGAAGAATTGTCTCTTATAGGTGTAGATGTTGCGAAAATCGGAATAGGATCTGGTGTTAGTTGTACTACAAGAAGAATTACTGGGTGTGGTTATCCTCAATTAAGTTCAGTAATTGAATGTTCTGATGCAAGTCATGGGCTACATAAATTTATTTGTAGCGATGGTGGATGTACCACGCCAGCGTGTATAAACAAAGCATTAGCAGCAGGATCAGATTTTGTAATGATTGGTGGTATGTTATCTGCAACGGATCTAAGTTCTGGTGAAATTATCGAGGAGAACGGTCAAAAGTTCAAAATGTTTTATGGAATGAGTAGTGAGACTGCAATGGTAAAACATTATGGTAAAAAAGAATCTTATCGTGCTGCAGAAGGTAAAACGATGAAATTACCATATAAAGGTAAAGTAGATGATATTGTTGAAGAAATCTTGGGAGGATTACGAAGTATGATGACTTATATTGGGGCTCGAGAAATTAAACAAATTTCTAAATGTGCAACTTTCATCAGAGTTAATAATGAATATAATACAAGTTACAATAACTTTGTTACAAAATAAATATATTTTCTTATACTAAATGAATACTTGGTTAATAGTAGCAAATACAATCAACGAAAAAGAAGTAGTAGAATATGATAAATTGTATAAAAAATGTAAAAAACAATTATCGGCTGATACAGAAGTATATGTAATTCATATTTACAATAAAAAAAGAGGAAAAGTATTTCATTTTAATAAAGACAATCAAACGGTTCTATTAAATATTAATCAAGAATCTCTATCTCAAACTGTATGGTTAAAAAAAATGTTAAATGTGGTTTTAAAACTAGCGAAACCTACAGCACTTTTGTTTTCTGGTCATGCTGGCGGAGTCGGACTTGGAAAATGGACTGATTTCTTGATGTCGTTGGCAAAATTTAATAAAATATTTATAAAAACAATTAAACCTGAAGTCATGGCTTTCGACGCTTGTTATCTCGGAAGTATTGTGTCTCTTTATGAAATATCAGATAATGTAAAATATTGTCTAGCGAGCCCGAGTTGGCATCCGTTTTCTTCAATTACAAGTTTAAAATCATTCGGAAATTTACCAAAATTTACAGAAAGTAATAAAGATGCCATTTTTAAAAAATATGTTACTGATATGGCGTGTGAATTTAATGCTATTAAAAATCAGCCAAAATATTCGTGCCTAGTTGCTTTCGATCTAACTAAACTACAATCTATCATTCCTAAAATTAAAAAATTAGAATTTACAAAAGATCATAATTTAAAAATGGATGACAAGTTCCATTTCGATTTAGTTGCAAGCATAGATAAAAAAATCGCTAAAGATTTAGAAAAAATAGTTTTATCGAAACATTGTATGCAAAAGTGCCCCATTACAATTCAAGGTATTTCTATTTCTCATGTACCAAAGACAGATTCTTGGTTTGACGAATTTGATAAAACAAAGTGGGGAAAGTTTGTTAAAACTGTAGAGTTAATTTACGAAGAGTAAATCAAAGTTTTTTTAGATAATAAATTTATAAAAACTTATATATTGTTATAACATAATAGATGTTATTAAAAGAAAGGCAAGAAATTTATGGAGATTTTAAAAAACTAACCTTGTCTGATTTTGATAAAAAAAAGGTTCTAGGAAAAGGTTTTCAAGGTACAGTTTATAAATATTGTCATGATCAAACAGACTGTATCGCCGTTAAAAAAATTTATGTAGATTCAGATTCAAGCAAGTTTATAAAAAAACCTGAAACTAAAAAAGCCTTGGAAGATTCTATTTTTATTGAACTTTTTTCTAATAAACTGGTAAATAAATTATTACTAAATGGGAATTGTCCGAATTTTATTTTTCACTATAATAATGAATTCGAAGAAAGAAATGGTATTTGTCATGAAGATTACCCGAACGTTAGTTATTTTTTTAATGAATATATAGATGCAACAACTTTTACTGAATGGGTTTCAATGAAACGAACGATTCCGCTATTGTATAATGCATTCTTTCAAATCGTAATTGGTTTATATTCTGCTCAAGAACATTTTGGTTTACTACATTTAGATCTTCATTCAGATAATATCTTGGTAAAAACTATAACTAAAACTGGATATTTCAAATATATAATTGACAATGTCGAATATAATATTCCTAATTTAGGTTTCGTATTTTTAATTAATGACTATGGTTTCGCTTGGATTCCTAAAAAAGAAAATAGAACAGAAGATCTCGAATTTGATTTAGATTATATTTTTAAAGATGTACAAAAGTACTGTTCGCTTACAATTAAAAAAGATATCAAATACATAATTAAAAATCTAAAGTCTAATAAAAAATCATTTCCAGAATTAATAAATAAAATTTGGGGAGAATACTATTCTAAAGAACCTACTGGAAAATGTCTCGAAATTTATGACGTAGATAAAAAATTGAAATTAGACAAAAAAACTAGTTCAATCATCAAAAAAGGCTTTAATACCAGTACTTAAGAATCGATTTCTTTAAAAATGAAAATAACATAATAAATAAAATGAATTCAAAATTTATTTTATTCTTAATTAATAAATGAGTTATTCTGCTAAAACATATGAAGAACTTGACATAATGTTTAGTATTCTCAAGGAGAAATATCCTAAAAAACAAGTTATTGTTAATTTTGACTATATATCAAAATTGTATACTATTAAAGTTTCGTCTAAAAAATTAGAAAACCAAACAGAAATACAGGTACCAGTTGATATTGTTATAAAAACTATTTATGGAGACACAGATAGTATTTTCTTGTCTTGTAATTATAATCGTACTGATTTTGAAAAGAATATGAAAGATACATTTAGATTGGCTAAGTTATGTGGTAAGAAAATTACAAACGAAGTATTTAAAAGACCTCCTATTGATCTCGAATTCGAAAAGATTTTTAATCCTTTGATTCTAATGGCAAAGAAAAATTATATCGGAGTCATGTATGAAAATGAACATATTCCGACGACTATTACTAAAATTACAAATAAAGGTGTTGCATTAACTAGACGTAATTATTGTGCTTTATTAAAAGAATGTTATACTAAAGTTAGAGATAATATTCTAACAGATGGTTATAAAGGTTTAGATAAATCTATAAGTCAGTTTAAACAATACATTATAAAAATTATAAAGTACGATGTCGAAATAGATCAATTAATTATTACGGCAGCTTTGAATAAAGACTATAAAAATGAAAATATGCCTCATGTTCAATTAGCAAAAAAAATGAGAGCGAGAAAAGAAATCGTTCAAGTTGGAGAACGTATTCCTTATATATTCGTTGAAAATAAAAATCCTAAAGCTGCTAATTATGATAAATCTGAAGATCCAACATACGCTAAAGAATACAATCTTAAAATCGATAGAGGATACTACATCGATCATATTAGAAAACCAATCATGGCATTTTTAAAAATTGTAATGATAGATGATATTTATAAAGATAAACTAGATAATTTAAACTTGTTCCTCAAAGAAGCCATGAAACAAGTAAAAGGGGAACTATTAAATGACAGTAAAGAAGAAAGTGATAATGATAATGATAATGATAATAACAATGAATAATTTATTGAAATATAAAATTGTTGACTGTTGAATTAACGCAAAATATATAATGAAAAAAAATCCCAACTAAAAATGTTACAATTAATACCTTGAAAAACTTTAGTTTGAAACCTTTGGAAATTACATACGCTAATAATATAGTTAATACTACATCAACCACTGCTATATTAAATATACGAAAACTATGTGCTCCTGTATTAGGTTTACCAAACACATCTTTATATTTACACAAACTCATTTGTAATAATCAAATATATTAATCAAATCTTATTACATACACTATTCAAAAAATATTATATATTGTTTTACTAACAAGAATGAATAGTAACCACAAAGTTTTAATTGTCATATGTATCATTGTGGCTTTGTGTATTTGGTACAATTATAAAAAAAGTCATTTAGTTTTAGTGTCTGTTTCAGGTAGTCAGATATTATCTTCCACTTTCCCAAAAAATCCAGTAATGAATAACAATGGAAATTCGCCTGCACAAACTACAGGAACTATTCCTGCTGTTAGTCCAAACTTGAAGCCGATGCCTACATTAATTAATCCAGTTCCCTTTCTTAAAGGTGCTGTATATAACAATACTGTTTTCGATAATATGCGAGTTTTACAAACTGGAGGGAGACTTAATACTGCATCAAATGAATATACTTATAAAGATAACTCAAACGTTTTTAGCGCTTACAAATCTGGAGATTCTTTAACTACACCTTTACCAATTATAACAGGTTATCTTAATCCTATGAGTGAGAATACTACACCTAAAGTTTCACCGTCTAATGAATTTTTCAAAGGAAAAGATACTGGTGATCTATATAGTATGGTTGCTGATGATCACACTGATTACGAACAAACCACATTCAAAGATCTTTATACTGGAAATGATTCTGTTGGAACTATGTTATGGACGGCAAAGTAATTAAAAGTTTAATTTAAAACTATAAATTTTAAATTAAATACCAGATTATAATATCGATTTGTATTTTTATAATCTAGCAGAATTTGTTGTGATAATTCTGACGAGAAAATTATAAATAAAAAATGATTCGTATTAAATCAATAAAAAATATATAGATAATTTAATATGAACTCTAACTTTGATTTAATAAACGAGGCTATTAAAAGTAACAATATTATTGAAATTGCAAAAATATTAAACGTATCAGCGGGTACTATTAACAGATGGATTTTATTAAAAAACGTTCCGTCATCTTATGAATTTGAATTATTAAAACTATTAAATAAAGATATAGATTACTCGCTATATAGTTCTAAAGTAAAAGACCAGTTTTTTACTCCGTTACGTACCTCTCATTATTGTTTTGAAGTTTTTAAGAAATTAATGATTTCTTTAGGAGAAGATATAAACAATTACACTTTTATTGAACCGTCAGCTGGAGATGGTAGTTTTATGAGCGTATTACCAAAAAACTCTCTTGCTTTAGATATTGAACCTCAAAATAAAAATATAAAAAAACAAGATTATCTATCATGGGTTCCTCCGAATAAAGATAAATATATCATCTTTGGAAATCCACCTTTTGGATTAAGAGGACATTTAGCATTAAAATTTATGAATCATTCAACTAAATTTGCCGATTTTATTTGTTTTATATTACCTCCATTATTTGAAAGTGATGGAAAAGGTTCACCAAGAAAACGTGTTAAAGATTTTAATTTAATACATTCCGAAAAATTAGATTCTAAATTTTATGAGCCAAATAAATCTGAAGTAACTATCAATACAATTTTTCAAGTATGGTCTAAAAATCATAATAATGAAATATATACATTAGAACATACTAAAAATACAGACATAAGTATATATTCGTTATCTAATGGAGATACAGCATCCAGTAAACGAAATATAAAAATGATTGAAAAATGTGATATATATTTACCGTCAACATGTTTTGGTAAAAAAAATATGACATACTATACTAAGTTCAATGAATTACCTAATAAAAGAGGATATGGTTTAGTTTTTAATAAAAATAAAAATATATTAATAGATAAAGTTAAAAAAGTAGATTGGACTCAAATAGCATTTCTTTCAACTAACTCGGCATTAAATCTAAGAACCTCGCAAATAGTAAATATTTTACAAAAAGTGTGATTTAATAAAATTTCCGATTTGTATTGAACTAACATTTTCATCTATTTTTAAAGTAAAGTTTTTGGAAATTCCTTTTTTAAGTTGTTTTTCCGTAAGATCAAATTTAAAAACATCATTTGTTTTTTTTCTTAAAGTAGCTTTTTTTCCAAAAATTTTGCAAGGTTCTCGTAAATCGAATTTAGGAATAACAGAAATATAAAAATAATGAGGTGACACATCAACAAATATATGATAATCACAACTATTGTTACTTAAACATTCGTGTTGAAATGTGTTGTTAGAAGTTCCTCTTTTTGCTGTTTTTATTTGTACTTTTTTACAATAAATAATTATATCGTAAATTCCATCTCCAGTTTCTTTTTTCTTATTATAAATAGTTGGTATGTTTTGAAGTTTACACGTTTCTTCTATAAATTGTTCTCCGATTCTACCTACGTAATCATTTTTACATAAATTAATATTTTTATAATAAGATTGCTTCCAAATATCTTTTTTGTCCTGTTCAAAATAATTTTTATCGCTTACTGATTTCAAAAGATTCATGTGATTTTTCATTTATAAATGTAATATTCAATTTTTTTTAGATATATTAACTAAAATAAAGTTGATTATAAAATAAAATAAGAGTATTGTAAATGCCATTTCCAATCACAGATTACAACGTAGATGTACATTTTTATAAATTAGCAGATTTGATTGTTCAATTAAATTTTATGAAAAATGTAGATCCGAATTGGATTACATACATCAATTGTTGTATATCAGTATATCTTTTCATAAATTATATTTTGAATATCGATTTAACTTGTAATTTTATATTCTTAATCTTTATTAGAACTTTTCTCGATATTCTAGATGGGACTTTAGCAAGGTATTACAATAAAACTACTAAATTTGGTCGATATTTAGATTGTTGGTGTGACAGAATTTTTAGTGTTGCGATGTTATTTTGGAGCGTTGCAGTAAAACAAAATATAAATTTAAATACTATGATAGTTCTCACTAGTTTTATTTCATATTATACTAATAAATATATGTATTTGGTTATACATGACAACACAATGTTATTTATGCCAATTACATTTTATTTAATTTGGTAAAAAAAAATATTATGTAATAGTATATAAATGTCTCCACTATTTAATTTAGCGTTAATTGTAGTTGTTTTGTGTGTTGCTTATTATTTTTACACTAAAAATCAAAAAGCAAGTATGACAACTACTACTCCGTCTTTAATTTCTGGGGGAAATCTGACAATAACTCCAGTTGTAAGTGTTAATCCGATTTCTAGTAATACGACTGCAAACATTGCTCCAGTTGGTGCTAGTATGGTTCCACAGCATGCAGTCGTTGGAAGTTCATGAAAAAATTTAAGAATTTAATACAAAAAATTAATTTCTTGTATTAAATAAAAGATGGATGAAGATTTAGAATTGTTGTACAGTGAAGTAGGGACTTATATTGAACAAAGTTTAGGAAAATTCAATTATAATTTTGATACCTTTTCACAAATTTCTGATAATGATTCAGCATTTCAAATGTTTAAAGACAGTGTAGGTAATATTAATGATTGTCCTACAACAAAAAAAGAATTTTTAAAATATTTAATTGATATATTTAGTTCCCAACCTACTCCAACAGATATCGCAAATGCTTTAGAAAATATGGAACCTGATGTGACTATTGAAAAAATTATTGATAAATATAACATTAAAGAAGTTAAAACTTATAACGAAAAGAACGACCTTAATTATGAAATAAGAGAGAATATTGAAGCACAAGATGTTATTTCTTTCCTCTCAAAAACAAATAATTATAAAGAAGTAAATAATGAAATTAGATATTGGAAAATAACAGATGATTCTAATTTTGAAACTAAAAGTATCCCCCCTACAGAAACATTTATTTCAATCGATTATAATAATCTATATTTTAGGAAACTTGCATATTATTGGTTATTTGAATACATTTATTTTGGAAAAGTATTAAGTTGGATTGATCCATCATTACTCCAAGATGAATTTAAACAAATGTACTTTTTTTGGGCATTAAAAAATGATCCTAACGCAAATCAGAATGAAATAGTATTAACTAGAGAAAATTTTTACAAGTATGACGTTCAAGATTTGCCAGATTATGGAATATCTCAAAAACAATTATTAACTTATTTTATTAAAGAATATATTCCAGAAATAAAGATTTTAGGAAATTTTGAGTTGTACATGTCAAATGATAAATTATTCCAGTTTTTAAAATCATCTAGGTTTTATCATCCCAATAAAAATTTTTATAAAGATGTTATTCAATGTATAGATGAAAAAATAAATATTAATATTGTTAAAATTGATAAAACAGTTGGTTTATTAGTCAATAGTTTACTTGAAAATAATAACGAACTTGTTGATAAGTATCGGTTTATAAAAAAAATGGATGAATTATCGTTATTTATAATTAGTATAAAAACAGAATTACTTTACACCAAGTTATCCCTCGCAAAAAAAATGCAGTCAATAATTAATAAATATTCTAAAGATCCTAAAAGATTTAAATGGCAAAAGATTTGTAGTAAAGTAGAATCAAAATTCAATATTAATGAACTTCGAGGGTTAGCCTCAAATGAAAATATACCAAATTTTCTTACTAAAACTAAAGTAGAACTATGCGGTGATTTCGCACTAAAGTATACAGAAATGTACGATGAACAAATGAAATTAGTTAATTCTGATAAATGTAATAACAAAGAATTCGGAACTATTCTTGGAACAGAATTAAAAGATGTTCCGACAGAGTTTTTCTTTACGTTTACAGATAACGGACAGTTATACTGTACTGATATTCGTGATTTAAATACTCAATTTAGTAAAGACGATTTTAAAAATCCATGGACAAGATCAAATTTACCTGATATCGTCGTGAAAAACTCTCAAGATTTTTATAATAAACTAAAAGAGACTGTAAATAATTTCTTGGATAAAGATGAACCTGAAGTACCTAAATTAAGCAAATCCAGCGAATTATCAACTAAAATTTCAGCCGTATTATCTGCTCTAAGGTATCCTGCTACGGCTCAGAAATTTATCGATGCAGATGATTCTAAAATAAAAGAATTTTCTGCCGATTTAGTTACTAATCAGGTTTTGACAAGAACTGAAGAAAGACAGGTAAATAGTCAACTTGATTCATTTACGAAAAAAATAGTTTTATTACAAATCTTGCAGACTAAAATTAATAATGATCCACTTGAAAACGGCGCGCCGACTACAAGTTTTCGTGGAGAATTAGAAGATAGTTATAATAGAAACTTTTCGGCTGGAACTGAAAGTGAAACTGAAACTTGAATAAAAATTAAAATGATGATAAATTATTTTAATTATTTTTTATTGCTCTACATTATATGAGTCCATTAAGTATAGGTTTGATTGTTTTTATATTCTTTATAATGTATACAATTGTAATGATTGTAGTATTAGATTCTAGTCTTTTCGGTATTGGAAATACTACGACAACAACTATCATTCCTACTACGACTATCATTCCTACTACAACTATGATACCAACGACAACTATGATGCCAACTACAACTACGACGCCAACTACAACAGTTCAATCTAGTTCAATCGTTGGAATGCAAAACAACTCTCAAAATATTAGTCCATCAACTTTGAATTCGAGCCCATCTACTGTTGCTAATTCTAATACTGCATCTAGTACTAATTCTGCACCATTGACTTCTAATTCAGGATTACCTTTAACAGGAGCATCAAATCCTCAAGTTATCACACCAACTACAACGATGACACCAACTACAACAATATCTCCGACTACAACGATGTCGCCAACTACAACAATTTCACCAACTACAACTATTTCACCAACTACAACAATGACACCAACTACAACTGTTTCACCAACTACAACAATGTCTCCAACTACGACTGTTTCACCAACTACAACTGTTTCACCAACTACAACTGTATCTAATGTCCCTTGTGGTGGAGGAATAATTGGTAATGGAGTGTGTGCTGATACCACACTTTGTTGTTCTCCTTATGGTTGGTGTGGAACTGGAGCAGGATATTGCCCTTGAGTTATTTTCAAATTAAATTATAATTTTAATTTATTGCTTTATTGAAAACAAATGGAATTCATTATTATATTTTTAGCTGTACTATTTTTATTTTATATTTATATCAACTCTTCTGAACCAGTAATTACAACACCACAACCGACTATAACGATCGCCCCTACTGGAAGTATTGCAGTCGCACAAGATCCAAGTGTTGTACCGATTCCTGCATCTCAAGTAATTATTGGTGCGAGTCCTAATCCAACTGTAGTTTCAACTCACGAATCATCTATTTCTAACGCACTAAATACTATAATACCACCGATTTCAATTACTATCGTTGCAGAAAGTATACCATCAGAGAAAACTAATAGTTCTATTATTCCACTGTCTTTTTATAATAATAGTTTATATACTCCAATTTATGGTTCTAGTTGAATTAAAATTGAAATTTACTGAAAATAAAAGTAAAATAAATGGATTTCAAACTTGTTATTAAAAAAATAATAATAACAAGTATTTTCTTCAGTTGTTCTTGGTTGATAGATGATTTTAGTTTTTATATTACAAATAAGAATTGTAATCTAAGTTCGAATCAAACTTTATTATTCAGTGATGTTCATATTTTCGGTGATTATACTGGAACATGGGTTGTGAAATTTGAATCGCAACGTTATATGCAAAAAATGTTTAAATATATTCTAAAAACACAAATTAAAATTCATTTAGGAGATTCATTACACGAAGGATTTTTCAATTATACTACAAAAGCCAGATTCGAGAAATATATTAATACATTTAATTTTATTTTCGGTAATGATGTTTTACAATTGGCTGGAAATCATGATATAGGAAATACACCATCTGAATCTTCTTTACATAATTATATAACATTTATATCAGAATTAAATTATATCAAAGACAATTTTTGTTTTCTGAATACGATGTTGAAATTAAATGAAACTTTTATAGATTCTTTACCGAATAATTGTATATGTTTTTTACATTATCCAGATTTCAATAGAACTTTATTGAATACCAAGTGTAAACATTATTTTGTCGGACATACACATTTATTCGAAGATCAATTTAATATTAAACAAACCATTTTACCAACTTTTAATCCGTTTCAAACAGATTATCAGACAGGATATGTACTAACAGATTTTGAAAACTACAAATTGTGTTCCGGTATAAATTATTTATTCATACCATTTTTTACAAGTATAAATATCAGTTTACTTTTTTTTAGTTTGCACAAACCACAGATGTACTATGCATTATTCGATTTCTCAGAATTTCATTATTTTTGTATAGAATATGTAACGATTATTTTAAATTTAATATTATTTGTACTATCTTTTTCTACTTCAATCGGTGAAATTTATGCCATATGGTTTTATTTATATTTGATATTAATGACTGTATTTATCATTATAGATTCCAAGAAATATAAATTAATTGCAACTTTATTAATTGTAATTATTTATGTAGGTAGTATATTATTTTCATTAGGAATTTTTATTAATTTTATACAAACTGATACTTGGAAAAATCAAGACTACTAACTTTCTAGAAATATCTATGAACGTGAGCTGCTCTCATTTGTCGTAATGATTTTTCATATGCTAAATTTTTGGATAATGTACTAGAATCTTTATAATAATATTTCTTTCCATGATTTCCATAAATAAAATAATGTCCTATTGAATTTTTTTTATGATAGATTGGCATTTATTAATTAAGCAACAAAAAGATTTTAGAAATTTATTTTAATCAAAGCCATATTTAAACTAAATCTAAAAATTGTTCCTACGTCAATCGTTGATTCTACGGTAATTGTTCCTTTCATTTGTTCTATCAAACGTTTTGTTAAAAACAATCCTAAACCGACCCCTTCTAATTCTTCTATTTTCAAATTCGCTTGATCATAAGGTTTAAAAATAATTGGTAGAATTTCTTCTGGGATTCCGATTCCGTCATCTGTTATTTTAAAATTGATCCATATACTATCAGAGTAAAGTCCTATTTGTTGTTCCTTTACAGAAATATCTACAGTAATCGTACCAAGTCTTTTCGTAAACCTTAATGAATTTCCAATTAAACTAGAGAAAATTTGATTTAATTTTTCTACATCAGCCCTCAATTTTAATTTTGTAACATCTTGACTTAAATTAAATATGATATTAATATCTTTCTTTTTTGCTAAAAATGAAAATCTTCTTTCTATTTCTGAAATAAATTCTGGAAATACAAGATCATCTAAATTTAAATTTACATTTACTTGAGCGATTCTAGTCCATTCTAAAGTATCGTCAATAAGTCTTAATAAATTATCAGTACAATTTTCAATTAATTTGAGATTTTCAGTATTTTCTTCTGAAATTTCAGGACTATAACTAATCAATTCCGTCAATCCATAGATACCATTTACATAATTTCTTATCTCATGACTAACAAATGCAATTAATCTCATTCTTTCTTGAATATCATTTTGTCGTTCTTGACCTAGTTCTAATGTAAATTTTGATTCTTCTAAAATATAACTAAAAATATTCAAAGATTCATCGACACTACTTAACGTACTCCAATACGAAATATTATTTTGAGTATAATCAAAATTTATTGGAATTTTTTGCTGTTTTACTTTCAAGTATCGTTCTATCCAGTATTGTATATAATATGTTGATAACCCTGTTTTACTAGCCAATTTATCTTGAATTGAATCACTATTTTCATTTGTATCTAGTAAATTCATACTTGATTCATTTAATTTTATATATAATAAATCATTGAAATGTGTCGGGTCACAACATACACTTTCATCACAATCTTTAATTTTATGAATTAGTTTTACGATTCCCATAAGTAAATGAGTAGAATTGAAGAAACTATTAATAATCTTCCAATTATTTAATATATGTTCTTCAAATTTTGTAGTATTTTTGGATATAAATAATATTTCTTCTCCCATTATACTTCCATACGTCTCAAAATAAATTATTGAACCATTTTTTTTATGAATCCATTTATCTAAATATATTTTAGATATATTATTTTGAACATCGATAAACTTTTGTTTTAATTTATCCAAATCTTCCGCTAAAACTAATTCAAAAACATTTTTTCCAATTACATCTTGTTTAGAATATCCTGTGATAGCGATAGACTCGTTACAATATATAATTTTTCCTTCTCTAGTATACTTGATATATAAATCAGTTGAAAAATCAACCATTTTTTCAAAGGTAAATTGATTTATTTGAGTATCTCCATCCATTATTATAAGCAAATAATAAAAATTCAGATAAACTTCTTTGATTGCAACATAAGTTTTAATTACATTTAAAATTTATTTATCGATATAAAGGAAATATAGTATATGATATCAAAACCACATTTAAAAAAAATATTAAATACAGAAATAAATGATAAATATCTAATAAAAGAACATTTAGGTTCTGGATCATTTGGAGATGTATTTAGAGGCATTACATTGAAAACAGAAAAAGAGGTCGCAATTAAAATACCAACAAAAAATAAAGAAAAAGATGGGGAAAAACCTTTGATAAGAGAATACAAAGCATATAAAGTACTTTCTAATTATTCTAAAGGAGTTCCAGATTGTAGAATAGAAATATTTGAAAACAAAAAAATATTAATAATGGATCTTTTAGGTTTTAGTTTAGAAAAAGTTTTTAATTCTAATAATAAAAAAATTCGGATGAAAAGTATTCTACTTTTTGCTACTAAAATGATTGAAATAATAAAGTATGTTCATAATTTAGGATTTTTACATCGAGATTTAAAACCAGACAACTTTGTCTTTGATTTAGATGCTGAAAATATATTCTTGATAGATTTCGGGTTATCAAAAAAATATGTAGAAGATAATTCTCATATAAAAATAGAAACTAATAAAAGATTTGTTGGGACAGCACGTTATGCAAGTATAAATACACATAATGGAATAGAACAATCGCGCCGAGATGATCTTGAAAGTATTATGTATATTCTTATATACTTATTCAAAGGAAGTTTACCTTGGCAATCAGTAAAACATCATGATAAATATGAAAAATATAGATTGATTGGAGAATCAAAACAAAATATTGAAACTAAAGAATTGTGTAAAGGGTTACCTAACGAATTTGAGATATATCTAGATTACTGTAAAAATTTAAAATTTGATGAGAAACCAAGATATAATTATTTAAAAACTTTGTTTAAAAATGTTTATGAAAAAAAGAATTATAAATCTAAAAATAAACTTTAATTATGAGGATGCAATTTTTCATATCTAATAAACGAATCTTTCAATTCAGTTCTATCAATCGGTTTTGAAATATAATCATTAAAACCAGTTTTGATAAATCTAGAGCGATCTCCACTCATCGCATAAGCAGTTATAGCAATATAATATGGTTTAATCGTTCTTTCTTTATATTGGTGTATTAAACTTTTTACAGCAGTTATTCCGTCCATTATTGGCATTTTTATATCCATGAATATAATATCGTAATGTTTGTGTTTACATCTTTCTAGAACTTCGACTCCGTTTTCAGCAATATCAACATCACGATAGTCTAATTTTTCTAAATATTTAATAATAATTTTTCTATTTACAGGAGAATCTTCTGCTACTAATATCTTCAGTTTGTAATCGACTTTAGAACTTATTTTATTATTAATTAATTTTTTAATAGTTGCAAATAATTTTTTTTTATTTACACCTTCAGTTTCGATTGCATCATATAAATTTTTATTAAACGGAGTTTCAGAGCCGATTAGTATGATTGGAAATTGTTTTCCTTTAGTTTTAAGACTTTGAATGATTGAATCGTTTAGTTCATTTTTAGTATTTAAAATACAAATATCATAATCAAAATTTTCAGCATATAATAAACATTCATCGATCGAAAGACAACTTTGTACTTTTAATCCGAATTCTATTAATATTTTAGTTAATAAAATCCTATCTGCTAATTGATTGACAAGTAAAAGAACTTGTTTATCTTTTAAAGATTTATTTGAATCTTCTATTATTGTCTCTTCCATTTCACAATTTGAAGTATGAATAACAAAACAGAATTCAGAACCTACATGAAGTTTACTTGATTCTAACCATATTTTTCCATCTAAAAGTGTACATAGATATTTAGCGATGATCAAACCTAATCCAGTCCCAGAATCTATTTTATCTAGATTACTAATTTTACTAATACTCCTAAATAGTTTTGGTTTATCGTTTTCTGGAATTCCGATACCAGTATCTCTTATACTCATCTTTAAAAACACATGAGTATACGGGCATCCTATCAGATATTCTTCATCCAAAGTACAACATTTATTTTTAGTACAGAAATAACAAAATTTATCGCAAACTGAACAATTTTTTATAGATTGCCCAGTAATAGTTTCAAAACTATTTTGTGTTATAGGATTGGCTTTAAATACGATTTCTCCTTTTTTAGTAAATTTCAAAGAATTATCCAGAATGTTTAACATGATTTTTTTTAAAGAAACACTATCACTGTAAATATATCTAGGCAAATCGGCATCTTTAGAATATTTGAAATCTATAGTTGGATTAATTTCTTCTTTTTGTGTTTCTGTAATATTTATAACTGTATCTAAACAAGAATGTAAATCTATACATTTAGATTCATATTCAGTGTTTCCCATACTTAATTTTGTATAATCAAAAATATCATTTATAATTTTAACTAGTTCTACTGAACTCGATTTTGCTATTCCTAAAAATTTCTTTTGATTTTCGTCTAAATGAGTAGTAAGAATTATATCTAGACAACTTACAATACCACTTAAAGGGGTTCTTATTTCATGACTCATGTGTGATAGAAATAAATTTTCATTATTCATGTCTTCAAAAGTATCAAATGATAATAATATAACTTTATACACTGAAACATCTTTTACAATAATGCACGCTACGAATTTTTCATCTATTAAATGAAATAATTTTGTAAATTTTCTAGTATCATTATTTTTAAAAATTTCCCAACAATCTTTTATTTCTAACCTATCGTTTTCCGATATAATATTTAACCAATTTTGTTCTGGTATTATAGTTAATAGATTATCCTGAACGTTGACTATTTCTTCTTTTAAAATATCAAACCTAGTAATTCCAAATAATAATATAAATTCGTTTTTACTCATTATACTAAGGCAAGAAAGAAAACTAGAGTTATTATATAAAATAGAATCAAAAACTATATTCGTTTATAATCTTAAAGTTTGTTGTTTGTTCTTTTGATGGAATAATACCAGCCTGTTCAAGTATATTTATGTCTAATTTTTCCTTTAAATCACCATCTTTTTTATCCATCTTAACATTACTGTAGCCTTTATTAAATTCGTGCAAGAATACTGATAAGTCAGAGTTTATCGCATAATCCGCACCAAATGTTTGTAAAGAAACTTCAGATTGGTTATTGCTACACAATTTAGATACACTAGCGTCCATGACCTGTTTTAAATTATTCTCTATATTTTTAAAAAGAATAGAACTGTAATTATTTCCAATATATTTTTTAAGATCTGAATGAGTTAGAGGATTCGTTTTATAAATATCTCTTGAAATATATCCAGTTGTAATACTATAATCACTATCAGGAGAATAACGATATTTTTCCTTAGTATAATAAATAAAACCATCATTATACATGTAAACACATTTTTTCCTTGTTTTATTATTACAAATTATCAACACGTAAACTCTTAAATTTATTTTACGACCATCGATTAAAAACGGATCATCTAGAAATTCTTGTACTACTACATAATTATTCTTGAAACTAGTAATATTTGAAACACCATCGTAAAATTTTAAACCTTCCTGTCTTTGTTTATTCGCTTTTAAAATATAAAGTTTATTTGAATTTTTAGTTCTATTAAAAAGTGTTGTATCATTAAAATCATTCAAAATCCATGATTCAGGCATAATTGTTTTAGCTTTAGATCTTCCATAATAATTTATTAAAGTATTCCAAATAAAATTTTTACCTGCTAATTGATCACAACCAGAAATAGCATATGTGTATTTATTCTTATTTTTATCTTTAATTTGTTGTAATTCTAATTCGGCATTTGTATAACCGCAAGGAATATATAAATCTGCATCAGTAAAATTAGATGTATATTTTATATTGTTTTTTTTGAAAGTTCTTTTTAATGTGTCATTAATTCCAACTAAATCACAAGTAAAATAAGTAGTATCTGTTTCTGGATTAAATTGTTCTTCAAGATTATTATAGTATAAAATAACAATCGAAATTAAAACTATAATCAATATAATTGTAAATGTAATAATTATAATGGTATTTCTTTTCATATTGTTTGCTATATAGAAAGAAAAAATAAAACTTTAATGCCCGACTTGATCTTCTTTATAAATTTGAGATTCAATATTAAAAATAATTTCAGATGTAAAATTTTTATGAACAGCAACGATAATTTCATTTGGAGATTTCCATTCTAAAACTGACCAACTAAAATAGAAATCATTCTCCACAAAGTTTTTTTCTTTTTTTAATCTTGAAAATAAATTATCAGATATAAATCTTTCAGGATGTTCTTGCAATTCCATTTTTCTTAAAATAAAATGAGTTTTAAATCATTTTTAAATTTATTGCTAAATTGTATCTTGAAGTTGTTATGAGTAGCAGACCATTTTATTATCAAAAATTTAAACCAAAAGTGATTCAAGAACCGACTGAAAGTGATTCTGAATATACTTATGTAACTGATTCTAATTATCCGACAGAATCTATAACTGAATCTACAACTGATTCTAATTATCCAACAGAATCTTATATAACAGAAACTGGAATTACAGATTCGAATTCAGATACAGAATCCGACATGTCTGATGATATTACAGAAAGTGCTACAGAATACACTTATGATACACAAAGTACGATAAAACCAAAGAGAAATACTATTCGATTAACTGCAACTAGATATAAAAACCCTGAAGGTGGTTCATTTCAAGAAAATATGAATACGGGTGATATGCGAGAAAAATTAAAAGGTTTTGTTCAAATAAAAAACCATTCGGAATTCGATAAATTACCTATTCGAAAAACTTGGATTAGATATATAAATAAAAAGACAGGATTGTTTCGGA